TAATGGCCAGCGGAAAGAATGGCTGAAAAAATACAAGGACTGGGGCCTCTGGTATCGGGATGAGAATATCGGGGTGGAGTATTACAAGTACGATTTTGATAACGGCGCCCGGCTGGTCGCGGAGGTATACCAGAATGAAGCTACGAAATACTGCGGTGCATATGAATCCTGTTTTCTGCATCTGGTGGGAGGGCCAAAGCCGTCGGAACAGAATGGGATAGGCAAATGGCAGTGGCATAATAAATACAGCCGATATCCGAACAGTGATACGGAACTGGTGGAATTTTTAAAGGAGGTGCAGCGCAATGGTTAGGCTGACGCAGAAAGAAGCATCAGGAAGATGGCAGGCAAAAGGGCTTCCGTGGGAGAACCTGCAGGAAGGGGCAGTAATGACAAAAGAGGCCAGTCAAATCCTGTATGGGTGTCTCTGGAAGCTTAAAGATTATGAGGATACCGGAATGAATCCGGATAAGATAGTGAATTTCCAGTATGAGTTAGAAGACATGGCAGCACATGTCTGCGATAAATTGTGCCATTATCCACAGGAGATAACAGATCAGGAAGAACTGGATGCAGTTTGTGCGGTTTGTATGGTTGGTGCATGTTTGAGCCGGATTTTAAAAGAGCACGACAGCAGATAAAATTAGACAGCAAAACACCCCAGCATAGGGTGCAGACCCTTGCCGGGGTGATGCAGGTTACTTTCTGTCCTTAGGCATCCGCTGCCCTTCCAAAATACGGAGAAAATGGACAAGGGAAAAGCGGTCATCTTCTTCGAGGTATGCCAAAAGCTGCAGGAGCCGCCCAAGGGTGTATCCGTCATAGATCACCTGCGACAGAATGTCATCCGGGGAATTTTCCGTACTGCACCCCAGAAGATAACCTGTGGACACGCCGTAATAATCGGCAATGCGGACCAGCATATCGTTTCCTGGCTCATGCACGCCGTTCTCATAATTGGAAACTGTGCTTGCGGAGCAAAGGAGATGCTTTGCCAGCGTTTCCTGGGTGACGCCCTTGCAGGCGCGGAGCTGTTTAAGATTTTTAGAAAGTTCGCTCATATTCATTTTCCTCCTGTGTAAAAATTTGTTACATGGATAACTTACAATAGGGTGAGGGGAAAGGGAATAGGAAGGGGCTGGAAAATGTATAAAATGCTGCAAAGTAAAAGGCTGTAAGCGGCAATGAATAAGGAGGTTGAAAGGATTGGACAGAAGGATATTGCAGGAATACATAGATGCATGTGAGCTGGTTAAAGAAACCGAGAAAGATATTCAGCGGCTGAACCAGAAAAAGAAAACGATCATCCAGACGAATGTAAAAGGCTCCATGCATGAATTCCCTTATACGGAACAGCATTTTAAAATCCAGGGGACGGCATTTACCGTGAAAGATGACATCAGCCTCCGGTATGAGGAAAAGCTTTTGGAACAGAGGAAAGCCAAAGCAGAGCAAGTGAAACATCAAGTGGAGGAATGGATGTTATCTATACCGTCTCGGATACAACGGATTGTCAGGTATAGGTACCTGGAGGGATTGAACTGGGAACAGGTGGCTACAAAGATGGGGAGAGGAGCCACTGCGGATAGTGTTAGGATGGAACTGGAAAGATTTTTAAGAGAAAAGTAAATTTTGTTCGTTTTGTTCACATTGTTCGTTTCTAATGTGGTAATATGGTATCAGGTGGAGTAGGTGGAAAGAGATACGGTATGGGACGTGTCTCTTTTTTTCATTAACGAATGAGAGGTGGTGATCATGGCCAGGACGCCTGACAAGAGAATAGAGCAGGCAAAAGCACTTTATCTGGCTGGACGAAAACTGGCAGAGATTGCCCATGAGCTTGGGCTGCCGGGGGGTACTGTCCGAAGCTGGAAGAATAGATATAAATGGGATAACGATTCGGATGCAACATTGCAAAAGCGGAAATGCAACGTTGCAAAGACAAGCAGCGAAAAGGCAAAAGCAGTTGCAGATGAGGTGAAAGAGGTTTTAGCTAATACCGAATTAACCGAAAAGCAACGGCTTTTTTGTTTGTATTATGTCCGGTGCTTCAATGCCACTAAATCGTATCAAAAAGCATATGAATGCGGTTATGATGTGGCAAATGCAGAAGGATATAAGCTCCTTGTAAATCCTTGTATTCGTCGTGAAATTCAAAGGATGAAGCAAAACCGCCTGAACAGAGAGATGTTATCGGAACATGACATTTTTCAGAAATATATGGATATCGCATTTGCCGATATAACAGATTACGTTTCTTTTGGAACTAAGGAAATACAATATACGGATAAGGCCGGAAATCAGCATGAGGCAGAAGTCCCTTTTGTTGATTTGAAGAAAAGCGGCGAGGTGGACGGCACGCTGCTGACAGAGATATCACAGGGCAAGGACGGAATAAAGATAAAGCTGGCCGACCGTATGAAAGCCTTGGGATGGATTTCGGAACATATGGGTATGGCAACACCTGAGCAGAAGGCCCGCCTGGAGCAGATGAAGGCACAAACAGCCAGATTGTCTATGGAATCAGATGATGGAGGCAAGAAAGATATTGCAAAGGCTTGGACAGAAAAAGTCTTGGAATCAAGGAGAACGCAGGATGAAGAATGAGAAGTGGCTTGACGAATTCCTTAACGAAAGTATTCCCCTGTGGCAAGATGATCCGGTTTTGTTTATGCGTGAGGTCCTGGCATTTGAGCCGGATGACTGGCAGATTGAAGTTGCATATGATTTGCGGGATTATCCGAGGGTATCAGTCAAGTCAGGCCAGGGAGTAGGAAAGACCGGTGAAGAGGCGGCATTGCTTCTTTGGTTCCTGGTTTGTTTTCCGTTTCCACGTATTGTTGCCACAGCACCTACGAAGCAGCAGCTTCATGACGTGCTATGGTCAGAGGTTGATAAATGGATGAATAATTCCCCTTTACTCCCAATGCTTCTTAAATGGACTAAAACTTATGTCTATATGGTTGGTTATGAAAAACGCTGGTTTGCAGTTGCAAGGACAGCGACTAAACCGGAGAATATGCAGGGATTCCACGAGGACAATATGCTTTTCATTGTGGATGAGGCTTCCGGTGTCGCTGATCCGATTATGGAGGCTATCCTTGGTACGCTGTCCGGCGAGAACAACAAGCTGTTGATGTGCGGAAACCCAACAAAGACTTCCGGCACTTTTTTTGATGCATTCAATGCTGACCGGGCAATTTACAGATGCCACACGGTTTCCTCTGCAGATAGTCCCAGGACGGACAAAGAGAACATCCAATCTCTCATACGGAAGTATGGGGAGGACAGTAACGTTGTCCGGGTCAGGGTAAAGGGCGAGTTTCCGAAACAGGAGGATGATGTGTTTATGGCGCTCTCCCTTGTGGAACACAGCACTATGCTTGATCTGCCAGAGGGGAATCCCATAAAGCGCATTTCCTTCGGCGTGGATGTGGCGCGGTATGGAAGTGACGAAACTGTTATAGCAAAGAATGTTGGCGGGGAAATCACGCTTCCGGTGACGTTCAGAGGACAAAGCCTGATGACAACAGTCGGAAAAATTGTCCAGCAGTATAGGCTGGCTATAAAGGAGTATCCGGCATACAGAGGGAAAATCTATGTCAATATTGATGACTGTGGCCTCGGCGGTGGGGTAACTGACCGGTTGGAGGAAGTAAAGATTGAGGAAAAGCTCAACCGAATGGTTATCGTTCCCGTCAACGCAGCGGCAAAGGTTCCGGAAGATGTTGTTGAGGATGGAGCGGCAAAGATAAAAGCCTGTGATAAATATGAGAATATGACAACATATCTGTGGGGAACAGTTAAGGATTTGATGATGATGGATGAAATCAGCCTTGAGAATGACAATGAAGTGGTCGGACAGTTCACTTGCAGGAAATACAGGCTGACAAGCCGGGGCAGAATGATACTGGAAAGCAAGGAAGAAATGAAGAAAAGGGGAATCGAATCGCCCGATAGGGCAGATGCAGTTTCACTATCATGCTACGAGAAAAAGACATTTAACATTGGAAGTCTGGTAAGTTAGGAGGTGAGGAAATGCAGGAAGAAAGCAGGGAACAGGCCGTAGAGCATAGGGCGGATGGGTACAAGAATCTGATGAATAAGTATGGAACCAAGGATGATGTATCTGAGCAGTACAGATTTGAAAGCGGCGATCCGGTGACAGATATTGAGCTTACAGTCAACTATGAGGAAAACGGATTGTTTGCCAAGATTATTGATATACCGGCAGATGAAGCAGTGAGCAGTGGGTTCTCTTACGGCATAACGGACACTGAAATGGTGAAGTTTATCAATAAGTCCTTGGAAGAGTTGGATTTTGAGGAAAAAGCTGCAGCAGCAATTAAATGGTCCAGGCTTTACGGCGGTGCTTTAATGGTCATGCTGATTGACGATGGCAAAGGCCTTGACGAGTCTGTGGATTGGGATAATATCCGGGGGATTGATGAACTGATTGTGTTTGAGAGGCCTCTTGTCATGCCGGATTATCAGAGTATTTATCATTATAAGCCCAATGACAAGCATACATCGAAGTTTGGAATGCCTGAATTTTATGACGTTTCCCCTATATATGGTTCTCCGTTCCGGGTACATGAAAGCCGCTGCCTATTGTTCAAGAATGGCATCCTGCCATCCATGAGCACGAGGACAGAGTACCGATTTTTTGGAATGCCGGAGTACGCCAGGATAAATGACGCACTCCAGAAAACGGTCACTTCGCATGGCAATGGTGTTAAGCTGCTCGACAGGGCGGTGCAGGCGATTTACAAGATGAAGGATCTTGCGGAACTGCTTACTACCGATGAAGGGGAGGATAAAGTCCTTGATCGGCTGAGGCTTATCGATCTGGCAAAAGGAATCATCAACAGCATTGCCATTGATGCGGATGGGGAGGATTACGATTACAGACAGATTACTTTTTCCGGAGTGAAGGATGTGATAGACAGCACATGCAATATGCTGTCAGCAGTTACCAACATTCCGCAGACAAAGTTATTCGGGCGTTCACCGGCGGGGGAGAATTCCACAGGGGAGAGCGATATGGAGAATTACTATACCTTTGTGGGTAAGATTCAGAAGCTGAATTTGAAGAATAACATGGGTACGCTCATTGACATCATCTTGATTGCGGGAAGGTTTAAGGGGGAATTTGAGGAAATACCGGACTATGAGCTGGGATTCAATCCGCTTTGGAGTCTCAGCGAAAAGGAGCAGGCGGAGGTTGACAAGACAAAGGCAGATACAGAATATGTGAAGGCACAGACGGCACAGATATATGTGGATATGCAGGCAATGGATGCTTCTGAAATACGGTTAAAATTATCGGAAAATGGGGAATTTACCATCAATGATGTTTTGGATGAGGACGAAGATGACTGGAATGCTCCATGCGGTTTGCAGCCTGGATCCGGGCAGGAATCCGAAGAAACAAGCAACACTGCCTTGTCTGCAGAGAATGAACTGGATAAGCCTATAGGTGAGAATGGGATCGTTGCGCAGGATTCCATTCAGCCTACCGGGTGCGGCGTTATCGTTGTAAAAGATGGGGAGGTGCTGATAGGGGAACGGAAAGATAACGGCCTTATATGCGGGCCGGGAGGGCATATCGAAGCCGGGGAAAAGCCGGAGGATGCCGCAGTAAGGGAAACAAGGGAGGAATTTGGGATCAATATCGATGCCGAGCATCTTATTCCGGTTGCATTGATATCCGGGATGCCGGAGCAGTATAGCCCATCGCAGGTGTTTTTGTGTACGGAGTTTTTCGGAAATCCGATCTGCTTCAATACGGAGATGGAAGATGCCCGTTTCGAGGACATTCATAAGGTGCTGGGAATGAATCTGTTTCTTCCGTTCCGGCTATCCCTGGAGGAACTGATCCGGCAACTGACAGAAATCCAGTTGACATCCGAGAAAAGACAAAGTAATATTTCAACAGAGGCTGACGGCGGTCCTGGTTCTGGAAGATATCCGAAGGGCAGCGGAAAGAGAAAGGAAAAGAAAAGCTCTGGCAGGAAAAAGAGAGAATCACTGCCAATGACTGCCAAGGAGAAAGCAAAGGTAACGCATGATATCAATAATGTGTACCACGCCAAATACAAGGGAAAGAGGGTTTGTGCAATCCGCACAAGCTCAAACGAGCCGGACAGCCCGACATACTATTATCGATTCAAGAACCATGGAT